TCTATTGCTAAGGCCTTATTGATTCATGACAAGATAAAGATTGTTAGCAAGCAGACTGCTTCAGAGAGAGCCGGTTATAATTGGAAAGAAGAATTGGCAAAGATGATAGCTGAAGTAGATGTTGTACCAAAAGATGAGGAGCCTGAAGGTGGTTCAAAAACAATACCCGGACTCTCTGATGATGCATTCGGAGACGGAGCAGGCCTTGGAGAACCGCAAGTATAGTATCAATATTGTAGTTGAAGGTTCAGATATTTCATTAGACTTTACAGTTGAAAAGGGGATAACACCATACTGGACTGAGATACAACGAGCTCTACTTTTAATGTGCATACAAATAGGGAGTCAGTTAGATGAAGAATGAGATTAAGATTGATCTGGATAAGACGACTCACAAGATTAATGAGCTGTTGAAAAAAGTTAGCTCTAAAGAGGTTGTTAATGAAACTGATGATGTTCCTATGGCTCTTAATGTATTGAAACTACTTGAGGTCTATGATAATAAAGGTCAACATAATTTCTATGGTACAATCTCAATTAAAATGGTTGGAGTTAAGTGTCGTAACTTGAAAATCACAGAAAGAAGTTTTAAACTGTGTGAAGAGAAAATAGATTTTTTGAAACCATGATATATTTCCTTGACAGAATTAAAAATATGAGCTATATTAACACAACAACAGGCATAACCATTAAGTTAGCTTGCTATGTTCTTTTTTATTTTTCACCTCAAAAAGACTAGTGAGCTACTTTCGTTTTAAGGAGAAATAATATGCCAGGTAAAATTGAACTTCCCGTAATAATCAATTTAAGAGAGTCCGAGGAACCTGTAATAGAAGAACCCAAACTTGAGGATGCTTCTATTACAGCTGCGTTTAGGATTCAAGAGACTTCCCCCATAATTGAGTTTATTGAAGAGAAAGGGAAGAAGAAAGCAATCTACAGAGTTATACAGGCCGGTTGGTCTGGTAATGGTTTTTATTATAGTAAAGATGTAACCCCGCAATTAGTTCCCTTCATTGAAAACAGACCTATGTTCTTCGCTGATCACATTGAACCTGCTCAAAAGAAAGATATGGTATTTGGCCAGAAACTGAAAGAAGCTGTTGCTGTGGCAGAAAAAGTTTGGGCCACTGATGATGGTCAAGTATTGGCGAAGTTGGCACCGGTTGGTAATCCTGCTACTAGTTGGATTTGGGAAGCTGCTCAAGCTCATCCAGAGATTATAGGTAATTCAATTGATGCTTATGGCAAAGTGAAGAAGGGTGAGGCCGAAGGAAGAAAAGGTATGATTGTTGAATCATTTGTTGGTTATGATTCAACTGATTTTGTTTATAAACCAGCTGCTGGTGGTAAATTTATGTCAGTGACAGAAGCCAAACAAGTTAGTAATGATGTCAACTTTGTTCAGATAGAAGGTCAAACACCAGATTTATCTGGAAAGACAACAACCACAGAAGGTGATGTCACTGGTAACATTCCTTATGTTTACCCTGATTATGATTTAGAAACTGGTACTATCTATCCTTATTCTGATAGTGCTACAATTGAATCTACTCTCTCTGAGGATGATTATTCTCTTAAGGAAGCAGCAAAGACTCTCAAGGATGTAATTGATTCGAGACAAAAGAGATCTCTTTTCTGGAACATTGGTTATATTTTAATTGATTTCCTAGCTGATATTTCAATGGATCGTAATATGTCAGATGATGAAAAGAAAAAGAAAATTGATACTGCACTTAAAGATTTTGTGGGTCAGATAAGAGAAATAGACCCTATAACATTGTTTAATGAAAGCCTAATAGAAGGTGAAGACATTAAACCTATAGATAAACTGAAGAATAAACTGGAGGACAATATGGAAAAGAACGAATTACTTGAGGCCCTTAAGTCTTATACTCCTGCTCAGATACTTGAGTCGAATCCTGATCTATACAACGCCATTGTGAAAGCAAGTGTTGAAGATAAAGACGTCCAAGCAGCACTGGGCAAGCTTCCTACTCTGGAGAAAGATAATAAGGAGCTTCTTGAGAAAGTTGAGACTCTGTCTACTGAGAAGAAAAAGGCAGAAGACGATCTCAAGGAATCCAATGACAAGCTTCAGAAGTATGTTGAAGCAGAGGAGAAGGCCGAATGGGCCGGTAAGGTTGATGAGTACATTAAGGAATCAAAGATCGATAATGCATTGGTCACTGAAACCTTTAAAGGTCAACTGATGGAATCCAAAGACGAAGAGAAAGTCAAAACTCTTCTTGATGATCGTAAAGGTTTGAAAACAGAAGCGGATCCGAACTTTGACAACGGTAAGCCCACCAAAACCACGGAACAGGAGAAAGAGGCTACCATTCCATCTAATGAGCAACTGGCGATAGACATCAAGTCACGCTAGTCATTAGATAACTGAAGTTAACTAATGTTTTATTTAATTGTAATTAATAGGAGGTCGTAAATGGCTGCATCTTCGAACATCAAAATTCTAACCCATCCCACAAGCCTCCTGCATGTGATTCAGTATCCTAAGAAAACCAGTGAGGTTCTTGCTCAAGGTGATTTACTTGAAGAGAACGGATCCGGGGCCGAGGCTGTTGACAGCGCGGCTAACAATGTTTTCATAGGTATTGCAATGACAGGTTCAGAAGCTAGTGATATCCGTGATATCGCAGTTTGTATTAAGGCAGTTATCAAAATCCAAATGGCTGGTGGTCAGTCATTGAATTTTGGTAATGCTGCTACCTGGGCTGCAGGTGCAAATGGGACGGATTGGACCTTTACCAAGACCACAACAGAAGGACTTGTTTGGGCTTTAGAAACAATTGCTACTGCTGGTTCTGGTAAAGCAATGTTAGATGTCGTGGCACTGGAGTCTGGGATCTTTCAAACTGTAACTTCTTAAAGGGAGGTCATAAATGGCTGTATCTTCGAACATCAAGATCTTGACCTTGCCTGTAAAGTATGTTCATGTGATTGAATATCCTAAGGCATCAAGTGAAGTAATAGCTCAAGGGGATCTTTTAGAGGAAAATGGAAGTGGAGCTGAGGTTGTTAATGGCGCCGATAATGATATCTTTATTGGTGTTGCTGTTGATGGTTCTACATCTACTCAATTAGATCCAATAGCTGTAATGATCAGAGGAATCATCAAAATCCAGATGGGTGCTGGTGAATCAGCTACTTTTGGTCAGGCTTTGAAATACAATGCAGGTGCAAATGGCACTGATTGGGATTTTGCAACAGCCACAGCTGAAGGTATTATTTGGGCTTTAGAAACACTTGCTACGGCAGGTACAGGTAAAGCATTAGTGGATGTGCTTGCTCTTGAAACAGGAATTTTTGAAACGGTAACTGGTACGTCAACATCAACAAGTACGTCAACATCCACTAGTACGTCAACTACAACTACAACAGCTTAATTTAATTATTCAAACGGAGGTAAAATGAGAAAGGGAACATTAAGAAGTCTCATTGAAGGTTGCAAACTGGAAACCGGTGGGAGTGATGCATCGGCTCAACTCCTGGCTGCAGATAAACTTCAGGGGCTTTTCGATAAGGGTGATATTACACCTAATGATTTCTCATTCAAGGCCATGTTTGAGGAATTGGTAGATCCGGAACATAAGTTCACTATGGAAACGGATGCCAAGGAACTCGCAGAAGCCGTAACAGCCTCTGCATTTCCCACGATTACTGGAGTTGTCATTAATTCGACAATTATCCCTGCTTATGAATTGGCAGTGGGTCCTTCGGCTCGTTTAGTATCAGAGTCGAATGCTATTAAGACCAGTCGTGAGGAAATAGCAGGTTGGACGGCCGGAGGCCAATTTGAAATGAGACCGGAACACACGAGCTACCAGGAAGACGTGATCACAGAGAAATACTGGAGTGTTGATAAGTATGACTTTGGTAAGATCATCAGTCTTACTCGGGAAGCAATCTTTGATGATCGCTCCGGAGAGTTAATTACCAGGGCTCGTTCGCTTGGTGAAAAAGGTGGTCAATTAAGGGCCAAAATCATTACACAAACATTCGAAGTTGCTGCTCGTACTGCACAAGGCGAATCAACATCCCAGGCGGCTGTATATAAAGGTACTGCTATAACGGCAGGTAATTTTTATAATGCAGATCACTCGGCATTGATTGATTCAGCTGGTGTAAATGCTAACCTGGTTACTTCAAATGCTTTAGGTAATGATCAGGCAATTAACACCGCTAATACAGTGTTCTCAAAGTTTGTTGATGAGAACGGAGAAACCATTATCATAACTCCTGTAGTTATGGTTTATCCACCTGCCTTACATCAGACTGCACAGGAACTATTGTTTGGTACAACCAAACGCTCTATCTCGGCTACACTTGATGAAGGTCACTTGGGTAACATCTGGCAGGGTCGCTTTGATCCTATAGAATTACCATTCCTTACCAGTGATACAACCTGGTACATTGGTGCTCCTACAAAACAGATGGTTTGGTTGTGGGTATGGAAACCGGAAACCAAGGTTCAAAATGCTGATTCAGAATCTGCATTCCATGCACAGATCGTTCTTAGGTATCGGTTCAGTTGGTATGGTGGTTGTGCCCATACTGATTATCGATTTATGGTTAAGAACACTGCTTAATTGAAAATGAAATTCAATAAATAGATCGGGACTCAGTATCTAAACAGTCCCGGTCTCATTTATACTTGGAGGTCAGATATGCTGCCTATTATGCAGATAGTGATCAAGAATGATTTACTGGAAAGAGGGACTTCCATCTTCTTGGAGGAGATGTTTAATAAGTATGGCGTTGATTCAAGAACTATTGTTTATGGTGATCTACGTCCTCTATTTAAAAATCCGCCTGAGTTTATAATAAAGAAATTTGAATTGGACAAAAAGTTATCTGAAGAGGATATGAGTAAATTCAAGAAGTTGTGCAGAATATCAACACCAAAGGCTGCACCTCCTAAACCTCCGGTGACAACGTCAACTCCACAAGTACTACCCAAGGTTCAATACCCAATCAATAAACCTAAGGGGACCGGGAAGACTAAATAGTCCAACATATTTCGTCTATAATGAACCATAAAACTTATAAATGTTAAATGGAGGACGATATGAAACGTATTGCTATTTTTACTACATTCACTTCTTCTGATCATGCCTACTCATTAAATAATGTTGTTATAGATCAGATCAAGATGTTTCTACGAGCTGGATATAAACCCGTGGTATTAGTTGCGGAAGGGTTTAATCCAGTTGGTGTTTATGGGGATAAAGATGTTGAACTAAGACACATCCCTAAAGTCTTCTTGAGTAATGAAGGTAAATTGCCTGACAATTACTATGAGGATTCGGAAATAATGACGGGATCCCTTAGAGAGTTACTTAAGGATGTAGGGGTTTGTGTCACTCATGATATCATCTACCAACCTGCCCACTTAATTCATAATTTAGCATCAAGAAAAGTTGCAGAGGAACGCCCAGATTTAAGATGGCTGCATTGGATACATAGTGCAACTAGCCCCAATATATTGTGTAATAAAGAAGAGGTTAGGATGTTGATCAAACGCCCTTTTCCTCATGCGTTCATCTGTTATCCAAATCAATATGATAGAACCAGAGTTGCAACCAATTTCAGATATGAGGAACATTTGGTTAAGTATGTTCCACACCCAATTGATATACCTGAGTACTTAGGCTTCCATGAATATACAAGAGAGTTTGTTGACAAATACTCTCTTATTGGTGCAGACATGGTGATGGTCTATCCTGTTAGGCTTGATAGGGGAAAGCAGATTCAAATGAATATAAGAAGCATGGCTGCTTTGAAACGCAGAGATAAGTCAGTAAGATTGATCATTGCTGATTTCCATTCAACTGGCGGAGATAAGGTTACATACAGAGCTCAAATGAAAAAGCAGGGCATGGAACTAGGATTGAATGAAAATGAATTGATCTTCACTTCTGATTTCAGAGATGAAACAAAAGGTAGTGTACCTCGGGAAATGATAAGGGATTTATTTAATATATCTAATATCTTTCTACTTCCTTCAAGATCTGAGACTTATTCATTGATTGCTCAAGAGGCTTCTATTTGCGGCAACCTTGTTATATTGAATTTTGATTTCCCTGCAATGAGAAGTATCTATGGAGAACATGCCTTGTACTTTAAGTTCTCTAGTAATGTTGATGCATTGACTGGATTGGATGGGGAAACCTTAACAGACTATAGAGGTGGAGAGAAATACTTTGATGACATGGCCGCTGCAATCTGTTATGAACTAGATAATAATAGAGTTATAGGATTGAGAGATAAACTAAGGAAAGAAAGAAACCTTGATTATGTTTTTAAGAACCATTTTGAGCCTCTGATCTATGGTCTTGAGGAGGAACTCAAATGAGGATGAGTGTATTAGTTTCTTCTTTTAATAGATCAAAAACTTTGGCAAGATTAATGAATAGTGTTCTTCGAGATCAAGCCCATGATGATATTGAATTAGTCATAGTAGATGATGCCAGTGTTGATGAGACCGAAGAACAAGTTAATTATTTTAAAAAGAACCTGGGATTTAAGAACATCGTCTACTTGAAGAATGACGTGAGAAGTGAGAGAGTCATGTCATACAATCGGGCCATGGAGGCCTCTACTGGTGATTGGTTGATTCATATAGGTAGTGATGATGAATTATTTCCCAGGTTTGTTGAGTTCTTTATGTATTGGGTTGAACAACACCCAGATGCAAAACTCTTCAATTTTGGAAGAGCTGCTATTAATAAACACAATCACAGATCAACGACTGCACCAGGTCAGGCTTTTACTAAAGGTCAACAATTCAATAGTGGATTGATTTCTGCAGGCCAATTTGCATGGCATAAAAGTATAAGCAAGCAAATCGAATTTCCAGTTGTAAGAGATTGTTACAAGTTTGCTGATGAATCAAAGATCCCTATTACAGGCATGCTTGATAAGGAGGGCAAACAAATGTATTATAGTAGATTCACAAGAACCTTGGGTAATCCATGGGGAGAGGACTTCTATATGTTCTGGAGACTGACAAGAAAAAACCAACCGGTTCACATTCCCATCATAGGGATTGTGATTAATGTAAGATGAATATCCTAGTCTTTCATGGCGGTGATTTATTTATAAGGCCCTTTCTTGATGGGTGGATCCAGAAGGGGCACACCTTTCGTGCAAGTCCTAACTTCAGTTATTGGACTAATTGTGAGCCAGATTTATTAGTATTTGAAATGTGTACTGGCAATATTGTACATTACAGTACAAAAGATGAAAGATGGCAGGATGTAAGGGCTGTATGCAGGGCACATGGTGTTGGGATAAGGATGAATATCTATAAGGGAGTTGACTGGAGCAAGGTAAGTGACCTTGTATTTGTTACTGATTGGTTGAAGAGACAGACAGATGGGTTTGATTTTGGTGATACTAAATTGCATGTAGTTAACAATGGTGTTGATTTAAATAAGTTCACTTTGAAGAAGTCATTCAAGCCCACATATAAACTAGCCTTTGTAGGACATCCAAGCGGTGCAAAGGGGTATGATGACTTACCTGATATAGTTAAAAGATTTAAGAAGATTGATTCAAGATATAAGCTCTATGAAGCTAATAAACAGATACCACATGATAAGATGAATGACTGGCTTGAGGATAAAGATTATATCTTGGTTCCATCTCATTATGAAAGTTTTAGCTTTGCAGTAGCTGAGGCCATGGCCAAGGGGATAAGACCTTTGATAAATCATTGGCCTGGTGCTGAAGAGACATGGGGAGATGAGTTCTTCATTAAAGATTTTAATCTTGAACAAGATCCAGAAAGATTCAGAAAGATAATTGAAAATAAGTATAACCTGAAAAAGACTATAAAGAAATTAAATGCGATTTATGGAATTAAATAAGGCTCCTTTGATTATAGGAGGTTCCGGTGGCTCGGGTACTAGGGCTGTGACTAAAGTTTTTATGGAAGCGGGCTATTATATGGGTTCTGAGTTACAGGTCAATAGTTTTGATGACTTACCAATTGCTAGGTTCTTTAATAAGTGGACTAGAATTTACTTGATTGATAACTGTATTCACGAGATAATGCGTAAAGGTTTTGAAAAGTTTTTAGATGATCACACCAAAGAGTTAGATAAGAACAAGAAATGGGGTTGGAAAGAACCAAGAACAGTCTTCTTTATTCCATTAATATATAGTTATTTCCCAGATATGAAGTTCATACATGTAATTAGAGATGGCAGAGATATGGCTTATTCTAAAAATTACAGACAACAAAAGGAATTATTTGACGTCTTCTTTGATGTTAAGTGGTTCCCTCAGTTTTGCTTTGAAGCTGCAGTCATGTTCTGGGCTAAAACAAATATAAGAACAAAGAAGATGGGATTGAAGATATTGAAAGATAGTTATCTTTGCATCAAATTAGAGGATCTGTGTTTTAATACAAATAAGACAATTCAGAAAATGGTAGATTTTATGGGGTTAAGTGGTATAAATATGGAAGACTTAGTTGATTGCATTGAAATCCCTAAAAGTATTGGTAGATGGAAATCAGATCCTAAATGGGCGGATAAACTACACAACTTAGCATTAGTGGGATTGAAGGAATTCGGATATGACATTTGATGAAAGAGTAAAATTAATTGAAAGCTGGGGTTCTGACAATTTAGTAAGATTTGGTGGTATTAAGAACGGTGGTATCTGGCTTCAACAAGAACCAAGAGAGATGGCCAACCTCATTGGGTTTCTATTGTATAAGGATCTCAAGGATATAAATTATTTAGAGATTGGTTGCGCTGCTGGAGGTTCTACTTATGTAATGAACTATTTCTTGGATTTAAAAAATATCATATTGATTGATAACAATAAACATCCAAGATATCGTAGACTAAAGAAGATATTAAAAGGTATCAAATACAATAAATGGGTGGGTGACTCACAATCTAAGCAAGCACGAGAGTTCGTGTTGAATCTAAATTTACAATTTGATATAATATTCATTGATTCTGACCACACTTATCATGGAGTCAAAAATGATACATTAGCTTATCTACCCTTTTTAAAAGAAGATGGATTCATAGTCTTTCATGATGTGGAGGGGGTTGCTGATGTTAAAAGATGGATTAGAAAGTGTGTTCAAGATAAGACTATGAATATTAAACATGTAACTAATTTTATTCAAAACAGAAATGGACTAGGAGTAGGTGTCTACAGGAAAGAAAAATAATGCATTTAACTTGTATGAAATGGCTTGAATATTGTAGAGATAAGTATCCCAAACATTTTAATGATTGTAGTGTTCTTGAGATAGGTAGCTTAAATATAAATGGCTCTGTTAGACCTTATTTTAAGGGGTGTGAACACATAGGACTTGATTGGAGACCTGGAAATAATGTTGATATTGTAGCATTAGCACATGAAATTAGATTTGAGAAGAAATTTAAAACTCTTATATCATGCTCAATGTTAGAACATGACCCTTATTGGGAGAAGAGCTTATTAAATATGATAGATCTGTTGGCAGAAGATGGAGGGTTATTCTTGTCTTGGGGTGGAATGAATTGTCCTCCACATTTTCTTGAGACTGCACCAGATGGAAAGTTTCATGCATTGAAAGCCAGTTTGGTGTTTGATTATTTGACAAATAAGGGACTTTACGTTCATGAGTTTGGAAGGGAAGATTCTTTCATGAAATACATGAGACTATGGGATATTGATTCAAGAGTAGCAATTAGCTGTTTCAACTTGATTGGATTTAAAAATAAGAACTACCCAAAAACTGAACAATTATTCTTTAGAGCTAATGAGGATGACTAATGAAAAACATTACAGGATTAACTGTTTTCTATAAGACTCCTCATCTCATTGATATTTCTTTAAGATCTCTTAGGAAATACTATCCTGACATGCCTTTGATCTTAGTGAACAATTCAGTTGAAGATGATGAGTGTACTGAAGCTCTAAGAAGTTTCGTCATAGAAGACAAAAAGTCTACACTGGTTCAACTAGATATGAATTATGGACATGGACCTGGATTGAATAGAGGCATGGAACGAATAACAACTGATTATGTTTATATCTTTGATTCTGATTCAGAGATAATAAAAGAGAACCTACTTGAGAGTCTGGCTGCCGAAATGACCTCTAAAACCTATGGGGTGGGGTTTACTAGATTAACTTCAAGGGGTGGATCCCATAGAGATGGGGGAAGTTTAGATGATCCCGATGTTATGACCTATCTACATCCATTGGCTTGTTTGATTTCAATGAATCAATATAAGAAGTTTCCGGCATTCAGTTCGGGTGGAGCTCCATTCAATAAAACCATGAGTGCTATAAAGGACTCGGGTATTTCTGATATTTTAATAAAGTATTTCCCTGTTATTGGGCTTAACAGGGGAAGAATAAATGCAAATTATATAAAACACCATGGAGGGAGTACAAGAGCTAGGTATGGTATTTGTAGTCCATACATTGGAGTATAAATGTTACAGATAACAGGAATAACAACTGTTTATAGGACTCCTGATTTGTTGAAAGATTGTTATGAATCATTCAGGGAGTTTTATCCTGAGCTTCCATTTATTATAATTGATAATTCGGTTGATGACTCATGTCTATCATTAACTGATAAGTGGGTTGAAGAAGGTCATAATATTACTGTAGTTAATAATGAGAAGAATGAAGGACATGGGGATGGTATGCATCAAGCAATTGCTTTGTCTAATACACCTTATCTATTTATAATGGATTCAGATGTTGTAATTAGAAGACCTAGATTATTAGAAGACATGATGACATATATGATCTCTTCAATTTATGGAGTAGGTTGGTTATTGAATCTTGACAGAGGAGGTAGAAATGTTCCTGATCTTTTTACGGGGGATATAATCAGATATTTATATCCTGCCTTCATGCTTCTCAATAGAAGTTTGTATTATGAGTTTCCTAAATTTACTAGGTTTGGTTTACCACCTTTAAGGGCAATGCAGGAGATACATGATGCAGGCCTGTCTAATAAAATATTAGTTGATTTTCCAGTCAGAGTATATGTGACTCATAAATCTGGTGCTACTCGTAGTCAATATGGAGATTGTGAAGATATAGTTGATGGCTTTAAAGGTATAAAAGGTGATATGAATAACCCAAATATTTAAAAATATGATTGACCCACAATGAAAAAATTCTTATTATTAGTCAATAAGGCAAGGGGTGTAAAAATGAAAGACTTCAGTAAATATAAATTAGATGTTGAACCTTCACCTCTCGACTCAAGAGATTTTAAAGCTGAGGCTATATTTTCTAAACATGCTGCTGTACCTGCTACTCTAGACTTACGTAGTGACCTTCAGAAAATAAGAGATCAGGGTTCTCAAGGAACTTGTGTTGCACAGGTTGGTGCTTGCATGAAGGAGTGGCAGGAACTTCAAGACATTGGTTTTAAACAATATATGTCACCTCAATTCATTTACAATAATAGATCTACTAGTGGAAGTGGGATGTACCCAAGAGATTTAATGAGTATACTTAGAAATATGGGTTCATGTCCAGAGAGTATGTTCCCTTATGGTTCAGAGGGAAAACCTCTATTGAATGTTTATAAAGAAGCTAAGAATCATATAATACAACACTACGCAAGAGTTAATATTATTGAAGGTCTTAAAACTGCACTATCAAAAAACGGCCCTTGCTATGGTACATTCCCAGTTTATAACTATGGGCCAAGTATGTGGAAGCCTTCATTCAATGGGCCAGTACTAGGTTATCATGCTATGACCTTTGTGGGATATAATTCAAAAGGGTTTATTATAAGGAACTCATGGGGTGATGACTGGAATGACAAAGGTTATACAGTCTTTCCTTATGAAGACTGGGGTCTTCAAGTTGAATGCTGGACTTGCATTGATGCAGAATCAGGTGAAGAAGACTTCAAAGATGGGTGGAGAGAATTTTGGTATTATAAATGGCGATGGGTACGAGAGCATTGGAAAACATTAATCTATGCTGTACCTGTTTTAATCTTTCTTGGATACATACTTATAGATAAGGTGTTCTAATGACTGATTTCTTTAAAGTTTATGGACTTCCAAGAACAGGGACAAACTTTACAAGAGTTATGATTTCAGACAACTTTGAAATAACACACATTAGGTTTTTTGGATATAAACATGCTGCTCCTTTTTATCAAATTGATTGGACGGGGAAGGATTGGGATAGACCATTTGGGGAAGAGAGACCACATAGAGTAGCTAAGGCCGAAGAGATAAGAGAAGAAGTGGAAGAAGCTGTAAGAAATGATAGATTCTTTTTTGTCATGACTGTTAAGAACCCTTATGCTTGGTATGTTAGTAATCTTAATAGTTTAGTAGATTCAAGACTAAGGATTATGAGTAATTGGATGAATTGGTATAATGAACGTAATTGGGAGTATATTCATTATCTTGAGAGTAAACCTTCAGTCTCATATATAATAAGATACGAAGATTATTATAACAATATAGAGTCTGCGGTGAGTCAAATTGGTGATAAATTTGGTCTGGTAAGAATGTCCTCAGTTTTTAAGATAATTGATGAAGTAGTAGGACCTAAAATGTTATTGACTCCTCCTCCAGATAAAAATGGTATTTATTACCACAACTGGGAGTGGTATCAAAATAGATCATATTTAAAGTTATTGGATAAAAGATGTATTAGTCATATTAGCAATAATGTTGATAAAGACATAATGAAATTTTTTAAATATGAGGTCTTGAATGAAATGTGATAATTTATCAATAGTGGTTCCCACTGCAGGGAATCCAGGCTTAGCCCGAAGTTTGGAGACATATAGAAAATATGCTCCAGAGGCAAAAGTAATAGTAGTAGATCAATTACCAAGTGGAAGTCTTACACATGAACAGGTTGATGACCTAACTGATGCTTATCTCTGGGTTTATAGGACTCTAGGTTTTTCTAAGGCAGTGAACATGGGAATCGAGATTGCTGATACTGACTTCATCTGTGTTGCTAATGATGATGTTGAATTAGTCAATGAAAGATGGTGGCTTACAATTCTTACAAGATTTGCAAGGATGCCAGATGTTGGTGCTATCAATCCGGCTTCAATTAAGGGGTACAGAGAAGAATCAGATCAGCTGCCTTGTAGCTGCGGAGTTGAATTGATGGAAGTCAATGATAATTGCCCCCAATGTAGGTCTTATAAAGAGGAGTATACTGAAGAGGATTATGATTATCTCATGACTGAACGAGTATTAAAGAATAGCCCATTGAATCCAGTAAGACCTGAAAGTTTTTGTGATGGCATTATGACTTGGTTTACAGTCTTCAGAAAAGAAACACTGGAGATGATAAAAAATAATGGCTGTTATTATGATGAACGATTCTATCCTGGTGGTGGTGAAGACTATGATCTTATGTGTAGGATGTATGATCTAAAATATGAAGATAAGAACGCACCACATCGGGCAATTGGAGTTAATGATTCTTGGGCCTATCATCACTGGTTTGGTACAAGAATAAAGAATCCACCTGTAGTAATTGAAGCATTAAGGTGGAATCAATTAGATGTAACTGAAGGAAGTAAATATGGAGACAATTGGAATCTGTGGGGTAGAAAAGACCCAAGTATTCCTATGCCTCCTTGTACAAAAATTCCGTTGTAGGAGGAAGAAATGCCTTGCGAAATTTTAATAAAGGGTGACACCAATGCAGGTGGAGTAGTGAACTATACACACTCAGACCCCGATAAAGACAAAAGAGGAGTATACAAAAAAGGATATCCAGTTATAGTAAAAGAATATCCTCATAGTGGTTGGGGATATATGGAAGGTCATCCATATTTTGTACAAGCAAGAGTTACGGATGGTGATGTAGCAGACGTAGAAGCAATGATTGCTTCAACCTTTAGTGGTAATTCAATGATTCAAGATTGGACAAGGTTGATTGATTTTGCTACTGTCAATAATGATATCCCTATTGATGGTTGGAGAGTCAATGTATTTGCTACTAATCCTGGAGCCAATGACTTTGCAGGTGTTACACAGGTCATGGTTGAGAATTATTTAACCAAGTGGAATGCCTCAGTAGTTCAAGCAATAGTAAATGAAGTAAGATTTGATGTTGCTATTTATGAAGATTCAGTACCTGATCCTGGTGCCATTCAATCAGAAGGATTTTGGGGTGTTGTACCAACTGATGTTCTATTTAATGAAACATCTTATGTTGAAGGAACTGGAGTTCATACAGTTGAAGCTGATTACTCTGGAAGTAGCTTTGATGCAGATCAAGTTGAAAAAAGAGTAATTAATAGAGGTGGAATTGTTTCTTCCAATACTGCTGGAGTTATAACATTTAACATCAATAGAACTGATGTATTTCAGTGGTTCCAACAAGAACTAAGAGAAGTTCTTGAACAGACAATGTATCGCAGACAATTCAGAGTTCTAGAAACTACAGTTGATTTAATTGTTTCTACTGGGACAAAAACCACAGTGTCTCATTTAAAAGGTGACAGGGATTATTATACTCTAGAAGTCACTTTAGCCCAATTAGAGAATTATATAGTGAATAGGCTTGATGAGATAATTTAATGGCAGCAATAAGAACTGTTATAGTTGACACAGATTCTTTAGAACCTGGTTTTGCTTATACTAATTTAGAAACTGCACAATCAACTGAACAGGGTAATATATCTCTTTCCTCTGGATCAGATGAGTATGTAGTTTTTGAATGTTATGCTACAAATGGAACTAATGATGGAATTATAGTGAATATTAATGGTTGGACAACAGAAGTTGATAATTACATTGAAGTCAGAGGTGAGCGGCTTGAAGGTGCGTCTTGGGATGCATCTAAATGGAGAATTGAGGTAACAGATGCTGATCCTCTAGGTATAGGTGAAGATTATGTTAGATTAAATGCAGTTCAACTAAGTAAAGTTTATTCCTCTGATGACACATTTACATCTTGTCTTGGTATAAACAATCAAAATGCTAGTAATGATATTAGAATTTCAAATAGTATTATCAGGTGTATTCCTGGAGCAACTGTCAAATATATTGGTATTGATGTTGCTGATGCAGATACAAATTTAACCATTTGGAATACTATTATATATGATTATCCAAGACGAGGCGTTGAATCTGCTGGTAATACATTAACTATGTATAATTGCACAATAGAAGGTGCTACGACTGTTGATGGTATCTTTGTTAATAATGGTGATGTTATTATTAAAAATTGTGCAGTATGGAATAATAATGATGACATAGATGTCGGGGGAGCAGATACTTCAACGATTGACACTTGCGCAACTGATGATGGAGATGGTGATAATCCAATTACGCCGGTCAACTGGGCTAATGTTTTTGAGAATTGGACATCAAATGATTATAGATTAAAATCAGATGATACTGATTTAAAAGATAAAGGATTGTCAGCACCCGGAGGTGGACTATTTAGTGATGACATAGTAGGAACTTCAAGACCTCAGTGAGAGGAAATAAATTGAATGGCCGATTGGGATGTAGGAGCCCATGAATATTTAAGTGAAACAACAACTAGTACGTCTACTAGTACTTCTACATCTACGTCCACTAGTACTTCAACTACAACAACTTCAACTACTACATCTACGTCTACAACTACTACATCTACCAGTACAACTACGACATCAACCAGTACGACATCTACAAGTACGTCAACTACAACAACTAGTACATCTACATCAACTACTACTACCTTAATACCAGATGATCCAGAGTGGATTGAAAGATATGAGAATGGATCTGGATATGATAATTCAGATTGGCAAACTGCTGATGTTGACGGTGGCTCTACTTATGACCCAAATCAAGATGTATCCAGTGTATCTGGTGCTCCTGGGGATTGGGGAAATGAGTGCTTAAAAGTTGATGTAGTTAGTGGCGAAGACGCTAGAAATAGAGCTATTATTTATGACCCCGTTTATCAGAGTGTTGTTTATTTAAAAATTGAAATTATAGTTAATAGTGAATCTTTATCTAATGATACACTTAGGCGTTTTCTAAGTTTAAGCACTTCTGATTCTTTTTCTGTTGTAGAATTAAGGATACATAAACAGTCTGACAATGTATATCTTAAATGTACCATATCACATGATGGCTCTACTTGGAATGGTTATCTTGGTCTTAATCCAATTTCACTTGATACAAAGTATAGAGTTGAAGTAAAATATGATGCTGATAATGAGAAATGGGGTTGGAGAATAGATGGTGTAAATCAGCCAAATGACATAGACTCTGTTGACCCAATTATTTCAGATGGCACATTAACAACAGGTAAAAAAGATAACATTCGACAATTATATACTGGTTCATTTTCCGCCGAGAGTGGTGGTGCTGTAACTTATTATATTGATAATATAGGGGCAGATACTCGTGGATGGATAGGCGATCAGGGTACAGGAACAACAACCTCTACTTCTAGTTCTACATCTACAACAACTACTTCCACTTCAACTACTTCCACTTCAACTAGTACAACTACTACCAGCACTAGTACGACAACTACATCTACTTCAACCAGTACAAGCACGTCTACATCAACTAGCACGACATCTACATCTACTTCATCCACCAGTACAACTACAACTACGGTTCCTGGGTCTTGGGACGTAGGAGCCCATGAATATTTAAGTCCAACTACGACATCTACATCAACAAGTACAACAACTACAAGTACGACAACTACGTCTACATCAACTAGTACGACATCTACATCAACTAGCACTAGCACGACAACTACGTCTACATCGACTAGTACGACAACTACGTCTACATCGACTACTAGTACTTCGACATCAACTAGCACTAGTACGACAACTACGTCTACATCAACTAGTACGACATCTACATCAACTAGCACTAGTACGACAACTACGTCTACATCGACTAGTACGACATCAACTTCAACAAGCACTAGTACGACATCAACTAGCACTAGCACGACAACTACATCAACTAGCACTAGTACGACAACTACGTCTACATCAACTAGTACGACATCTACATCAACTAGCACTAGTACGACAACTACGTCTACATCGACTAGTACGACAACTACGTCTACATCGACTACTAGTACTTCGACATCAACCAGCACGACCACTACCAGTACTAGTACGACAACTACGTCTACTAGCACTAGCACGACAACTACGTCTACCAGTACTAGTACGACAACTACTTCAACATCAACTAGCACGACAACTACTTCAACATCAACTAGCACTAGTACGACAACTACTTCAACATCAACTAGCACGACAACTACTTCAACATCAACTAGTACGACAACTACGTCTACTAGCACTAGCACGACAACTACTTCAACATCAACTTCAAGTAGTACAACAAGTACGTCAACTACTACCACTTTGATTCCAGACGACCCAGAGTGGATTGAAAGATATGAAAACGGTTCTGGATATGATCAGTCTTGGAATACAGCTCAAGTTGGTGGTTCTTCTACTTATGACCCAGACTACCTAACCTCTAGTGTTTCTGGTGCTCCCGCTGATTGGGGAAATGAGTGTCTTAAAGTAGAAGCTTTAGATGGTGAGGCAGCTAACAATTATTCCATTGTTTACAATTCTCCTTATGAAGAGATTGTTTATGCTAAGGCAGAGATTATAATTGATAGTTATAGTCTTCCTGATCAATATACTGGAAGAAGGTTATTTACAATATCAAATTATGACTGGAACGGTTTGTTTGAGTTAAGGTTATATAACTTCGGTGGTTCTATTCATTTTCAGGCTTATGTTTACAGGGATGGTGCTAGTTATAATGCCTACTATAGCCTTAATACGGTTTCAACTGACACTCCATATAGAATTGAAGTTAGATATGATGCCACGAATAATAAGTGGGCTTGGAGAATTGATGGTGTCAATCAACCCAATGACCAAGATACATCCGATCCAGTATCGTCAGATGGAACACTGTTACCTGGTCGTAAAGATGAAGTTAGATCAATTAATGTTGGTTCTCGCACAGGGGAGTCTGGTGGAGATGTTCTATATTATTTTGATAATATAGCTTTAGATACTCGTGGTTGGATAGGTGATGAGGGAACAGGAACAACCACATCAACTTCAAGTTCGACAACTAGTACATCGACAAGTACCACTTCTACGTCTACATCCTCAACTAGCACATCTACTACAACTACCTCTACCAGTACAACGACGACAAGCACTAGTACGACAACTACATCAACGTCAACGTCAACCAGTACTTCAACCAGTACTACATCAACCAGTACGACCACTACATCAACTAGTACATCGACTACCACTACATCAACTACTAGTACATCTACAACGACTACAACATTGATACCAGAAAGATGTGAAAAGTATGAAAGTAGCGGAGGATATGATTTAACAGGTTGGATAGAATCAATTGAGTCTGGTTCTAGTTATGACCCTAATGTTGCTACTTCTGGAGTTGCTGGAACTTCAGTAAGTTGGGGTAATGAATGCCTAGAGGTTGACGTCGCTGGAAGTGAAGATGCTTATGCTTATAATGATATATTTGGTGAAAGTGAATCAATTACATATTGGCGATTTGACCTAATTATAAACGCTGAGTCATTGGCAGATGGAGAACGAAGAAGGTTATTTACATCTGCAGGTTTGTCTAACTCAGCCTGGCAAGTTGGTATCTATCAGAACTCAGGAAGTCTTTATCTAGAGTTAAATTCCCGTCATGATGGTACTGACAACTATTATCTAAGTTTAAACTCAATTTCATTAGATACCGAATATACAATAGAAGTTAAGTGGGATGCTACTAATAATAAATGGGCTTGGCGGATTGATAGTGTTGATCAGCCCAATGATCAGGACTCAGTTGACCCTATTACTTCTGAAGGTAATTTAACAAGTAGTCATCCTACTAGTTGTAGGTATATTTATGTTGGAGGCAGGGCCTGGGACTCAAAAGCTGTTAAGGCTTATATTGATAATGTTGCAGGAGATACTGATGACTGGATAGAGTCAGGATGTACAGGTACAACTACTTCCACTTCTACTACATCAACAAGTACGTCGACTACTACTTCAACAAGTACAACAACCAGTACAAGTACGACTACTACATCGACCAGTACAACTACTACATCAACATCCACTTCAACTAGTACATCGACATCTACAACAACCACATCTACTTCAACTTCTACAACGACGACTTCAACAAGCACTACAACGACGTCGACCAGTACTACTTCCACATCAACATCTACTTCTACAACTACGACCAGTACAAGTACAACGACGACATCAACCAGTACAAGTACGACGACGACTAGCACATCAACAAGTACGACTACAACTAGTACGTCCACTAGTACTTCAACATCAACAAGTACTTCGACATCTACATCTACCACAACTACGTCTACATCTACCACAACTACGTCTACATCAACTACTACAACTAGCACCAGTAGTAGTACAACTACCAGTACTTCAACTACTACCACTTTAATACCCGATGACCCTGAGTGGATTGAAAGATATGAAAACAGTTCTGGTTATGATGAGACATGGGATACTGCACTTGTAGGAGGGACTTCTACTTATGATCCGAATCAAGCTACCTCTGGTGTTATTGGAGCTCCAGTTGACTGGGGAAATGAATGCCTGAAAGTTGATGCCACTAGTGGTGAATGGGCAGCTAATAAAGCCTTTCCATTTGGAGTAGTATCAGGTACATCTGTTGCTTATCTAAAACTTGATTTTATTTTAGATGATGGATCTGATTTACAGAATAATGAGATAAGAAGATTATTTGAGATCAATGATGATGATAGTAGTCAAATAGTTGAAGCTTATGTTGCTAGAGATGGCAGTGGTAATTTAAAGATAAGACTTGATTCTTATCATGATGGCAATCAGAATACTTATTGGTCAATACCGACCCTCTTAGAAGATACTGAATATAAGATAGAACTCCGATGGGATATTATTGAAGATAAGTGGGGTTGGAGAATTGACGGAATCAATCAACCTAATGATAGTGATGACAGTGATCCTGTAGATTCTGATGGTATACTATCTGGTGGAGTAATTGGAGTTTATGAGTTGTGGGTTGGTTGCTCAGCTTTTGGAGAGAGTCCTGCCGATGTTATTTATTATGTTGACAATATTGGAGCAGATACAAGGGGTTGGATAGGAGATGTAGGAGTTGGGACTACTACATCTACTTCTAGTTCAACTACTACAACAAGTACAACCACGACTAGCACTAGTACTTCAACTACGACAACTTCCACTTCTACATCAACTACGACTACTAGTACCTCAACTACATCAACCAGTACTTCTACATCAACTACGACAACGTCGACTAGTACAACCTCAACTAGTACTTCAACATCCACTACTACAACCTCAACCTCAACATCGACTACGACAACCAGTACAACAACTACATCTACTTCAACTACTACGACTAGCACTAGTACGTCTACATCAACTACTACGACCAGCACTAGTACGACTTCAACCTCTACATCGACTAGCACAACAACTACATCGACTAGCACTAGTACAACTACAACTAGTACTTCGACTACATCAACTAGTACCTCTACTTCTACTACAACAACCTCGACTAGTACTTCTACTACGACAACATCTACTTCGACTACTACGACCAGTACATCTACAAGTACAACTACGACTAGCACCAGCACCTCAACTACATCTACATCGACTAGTACATCAACTACAACTACTTCGACATCAACAAGCACCAGTACCACAACGACGTCTACTTCAACCAGTACAACTACATCTACTTCAACTACATCTACTTCAACCAGTACCAGTACTTCAACTACAACGACTAGCACTAGTACCTCAACTACTACTACCTCAACCAGTACAAGTACAACTACGACCTCGACTTCAACTAGCACATCAACAACTACTACATCTACATCAACTACGTCAACATCAACAAGCACCAGCACCAGTACAACGACAACAAGCACAAGCACAAGCACATCTACTACCAGTACTTCTACATCAACTACGACTACCAGTACTTCTACATCAACTACGACGTCTTCAACAAGTACCAGCAGCAGTACAACTACGACCAGTACCTCTACATCAACAAGTACTACCACGACCAGTACCTCAACAACTACGACATCAACAAGCACAACGACCAGCACATCAACTACTTCAACATCAACAAGTACAACAACTACTTCGACAAGTACTACGACAACATCAACATCATCAACTACTACGACACCAATTTACTTTGGGATAAAGATTTGTAGGATAGATATAAGCAGCAATATGAAACAATATATAACAGCAAGTGACACTGCTGATCAAGAAATTGAGTTTGATAGCTACATGGAAGACGAAGTATTAATTGAAGAGTATATAGAAGTAGTGACATCCATTGCAAGATTAATAGGATTGTGGGCTGGACCAATAAATATAAGTAAATTTTTCATTGACGTTATAGGGATTATGTATTATTTTAATACAAATATTAGTATTAACAGCTATCTCGTCAATGATATTGAAATAGACAAGTACATCAAAACAGAGATAGGGTTTATAAGATGTTCCAGGAACTAATAGGAAGTGCAGTAAAGGTCTCTGCTACTGTCACCGTTGATGGTGGTGGAGCTGCTGACTCAGCTAAAATAAGTATATGGCATGTAAAGAGTAATACCAAAGTTGCCGATGAAGAAATCATGGTTGCTAATGGTGATGGCGTCTGGGAATTTGTTTACCAGAGTTCGACCTCCGATAAAAAGGGGGTCTATAAGTGTATAATCACTGCGGTAAAATCACCATACTCTGACAAGTCAAAAGAAGAATTTGAACTGGAAGATAATTAATGGTTATAGTTGCAGGACATTGGGAGATAGGTTATATGACACCAATCATGGAAGCCAACTATTGGAATCTACTTCTCAGAGATTTCGGGGTCAAGAAATGGATGATGAATCCTGTTTCTGGTATCCGTCACAATGAATGGCAAAAAATAGATTTGAAAGAGTTTCATGACTTTAAAGAAATGTTAGATAGTTGTGATGGCTTTCAAAGAGTATTTATAGAACCAAGAACAAAACATCAGAATTCGGAAACAACATGGTTGCATGATTTTGAGCATACAGAAGACTGTGTTTATGTATTTGGGTCAGCTCATTATAATCCGACCTTAGCCAACAAAAGAGGGCAAGATGTTGTTGTTAGTGTTAAGACTGTTAAAGATGATGGGGTTCCATGGGCAAATCAAATAGCAGCAATTGTACTGTATGATAGGATGATGAAAAATGGCAGTAACAATATCTGATAATAGAACAATATTAGATCAGGCTGATGCCAATACTAACTTTAATACAGGTGATCCAGATACTGCTCTTTATGCAGAAGGCGATGGTTCTGTTACTGTAGCTTATAATACAGCAACAGGTCAGATTTTTTATAATGGCACGACCCCAAATTTTACAACTGCCGGTAATGAATTAATTTATGTGTGGTCAGCTTGTGTTGCTACTTTGAACAGTTATAAAGTACCAAACCCGAACGAAACCGATAGTTCACATGCTATGTGGCTTTCAGATACAACGAATGAGCTTATCATTTATATGGCTGGTAATGACCGGGATGTTTTTAAACATGGAGACGGTCAAGTAACATTTCAGTGTTTTGTAATTGATATAGATTATTTAGACACAGTGGATACAAACGGTGATTTATTTGAGAATAGTGGAAGTTATGCTTCATTTGATCCTACTACTACATCAATGGAAGTTGGATCCCATTATACTACTTTATCAAAAGCTCTTGGTGGTGGAACAAATTGTTATATAGATATACTTCGTTATGGAACCGAAGGGATTTCCATTATTGATGGAACAACTGGTGCTAGAGGAACCTTTGCTGAAGTAGCAACGGCAGACAGAGATACGGCAGATCAAACAGCTCATGGTATAATCAGGGAATATACCCCCGGTTCTTATGGTGTACAAGGTACTTTAAAGTTTGGAACTACTAGCACAGGAGATAGTTGGTTTGATGATTCTGGTGTTTCGATAACGTATGAAGATAGATTAGTTTCTGACGATAAGTTTAGATTCATGGTTCTTGGAAATGTAGCAGGTGGAGAAGAAACCAATTTTTATTTAGCCAATGCTACTATTACTACTGCTCGTCCTGCAGTTGAAGTTGACATGTCTTCAACTGGAATAAACATACTAAACTTAGACGGAGTGAATTTTGTTGGTTTAAAGAAGCCTGTAGCATTCCCAACAGACTCTATCAGTTATACACATGATGTTTTGAATTGTTCATTTGTTAATTCAGGTCAGATAGATCCAGGGGCAGTAGATTTTGTAGATAATAATATTTCAGAATATGATGAAACTTATGAAACTCTTGGCGGTGCTTTAATAATTGATGCTGCTTCAACTGTAACGAATTGGTCTGGTCTCAGTTTTACATCTAAGGGTACTGGTCATGCAATTTATATTACAGAACCTGGTTCTTATACTTTTGTAAATTATAGTTATAGTGGATATGCAGATCAGGGCGGAACTGACACTAATAGAGTAATATATAACAACTCGGGTGGTTCTGTAACTATTACTGTATCAGGTGGAGATTCACCAAGTTATAGAGACGGTGTTTCAGCAGATACAACTATTTCTGCTTCTGTTAATATGACAATACTTGTCAAACATTCAGAAACTCTAGCTGTTATTGAGAATGCTCAAACATCTATACAATTACTAGCTTCACCCTATACTCAAATAATGAATGAAGATACAACTGGTGCTGGAATAGCATTTGAAGCCTATACTGGATCAACACCTGTTGATGTTGTTGTGAAGGTTAGAAAATCAGAAACGACAGATGATCCCCGATATTATGCTGTATCTAGGATTGAGACTGTCCAGTCAGATACAGGTCTTTCTACAACTGTATTACTGGAAGAGAACCCCTTTATATAAAGGAGAATATAATAAATTGGAGACTAATATGAAGTTGAATGAATTAATCCATAGACTAGATGTCTTGGAAGGCAGAGTGGCTAAATTGGAAAGAACCAAAAAGCCTCTAACTACTTATAAGAAATCTACGAAGAAGAAAGAGGAGATAGAAGATGTCGGACACAATTCTTAGTGGTAAACTAACAGTTTATTACCTTGATGATACTAGGCGTAAACAAATAAAGTGGACAGGGACTACTGATAAAGACGATACACAGAAGATGATTGATGTCTACGATGCCACTGAAGATTTGTTTACTATTCCTACTCAGCAAGATGATGGCTTGATATTCTCCGCTGAAACACCTGGAGAATATACAATTGGAAGGATAGATGCTGGAGATGCTGAGCCATGGTTTATTGATTTAAAAACTATGGAACACATTATTGGAGACTTTGCCAACTTTACTGGATGTGCATTGAAAACATCTGGATGGCTAAGAGATCCTTTTCCTGGTAATGGATCAGGTACTATAGGTATTGTTGTTGTTCCTGTTACAAATGTTAATATTGATGCTGCAGATGTTGGTGATACAGTCTCTCATGGAGATGGGGATTCTGGAACATTGCTTGATTGGGTTGATCGTGGTGGTACTGATTTTCTATTTATTAGACCTGACACTAATACACTAGGTGATGATTTTAATACAGCCTCTGGTACAATTACATGTGGCAGTGGTGATAATCATACAGCTACACAACTCTTTGCAGCTCATACGGGAGAAATGGTTTGGGGTAATCCCTTTTCACAGGGTGCTCTTTTACCAGATACCCATGTTTTTATGTATCAAGACGGAGAACGTATAGTTGGTAGTGATCAAACGGATAATGACTGGTGGGTTGATGGTCATGTTGATAGGGCAGTTCCAATCAAGGATTATCAAACTGCGGCCTTTCCCATTATTGATGAGGGTTATCTAACAGTTAAAGCCAATCAATATGGTTCTAAATATACCTATGCTATCATTCGAATGAATACTATATCCGGTGGAAATGTCTCTGCTGGACTCTCATCGGGTGATGATATCACCAATACTACTGGATATGGATCAATTACCTATACAAATGCTGCTGATAACTTTTCAGTGGGAGATGAGATATTAGGAACTGATTCTGGAGCTAGGGGAATTATAACGCAGATCGATACCCCCGGAGCAGGACAAACAGTACATTACTTCTTAGTAGGTGATCCAATAGTAAATTTTAACACAGCTGTTGAGGTCTGTGACAATGAAGATGATAATGGTACTGGTAGTAAGGATGGAAATGTTCCGGGTACAGAGGGTCCAGCGGATACGGCTTGGTTTGATGGAGCTTCCGTTCCTACTTATGCTTATGCTAATGATCAGGTTGATATTACTGACGATGGAAATGATGAAGAGTATGCTATTGCTATTACCTTGAATCAGTGCTCTCTTGCTCAAATGCATGAATACAATAAATACCAGCAAAGACGTGGTAGTGTACTAGATATGGATGGGCTTGATGGACAGGAATGGATTGGTCTAGATTATGCTATTAATTATGCTACAATAACAGGAACGGTTGCTGAAGATGTTTTGGTAACAGGGGGAACTTCTGGAGCAACTGGTATAGTTGTTTCAAATCCGGCTGGTTCTGCTAATACTGCCACATTAAGAAATACTAGAGGTACATTTATTGATGGAGAAGCAATATATGAGAATGATGGAACTGATGAATTTGATGCCTCTGGTTTGACAGTTGAGGTTATTGTTCCAGTTGCAGAGAGCTCACTTGGTACTCTAGCTGGAACCAACTTCTTTGCTTCAAGAGGAGTTGTATTAATAGATTATAAAGCCATCGAAGAAAATCTCTTCTCACTCATTGATGTAAAGGGAAATCCAACAGCCAGACCTACCAGTATTAGTGTTGTAATATCTAATCTATTAGAGTTTGATTATGCTTCAGTCTTTAGATTGACAGGGGCTAGTGGTACAGTGGATAAAACAGAGTATTCAGCTGCTGGAGGTGAAGGTGTTGGTGATACCACTATTACGGTTGATGGTACAATTGCCTCTGATGTTCCAAATAAAACTAATGGAGGTACTTTAGTTTTACAGGATGCTGATGATAATGGTAAGGAATATGTTATTCGGTTTTCTTCCTTTGTTCCTGCAACTGGAGTTGTGACATTAGCTAACCTTGATATTGCTTCTCTTACAAGTGGTGATACTACTACCTTGAATGAGTCTGGAGTCTTTGGAAGTACTTTAGTAGGAGACTTAGTTTACAATCATGACTTGGATGAAATTTCTTATGTTTCGGTAGTTACAAGTGCTAACTCAGTTAAAATAAATCCTGCTTTCTCTGGAGATCCTACAGGGGATCACGTAGAATTGAATTGTGTTCCCATTACCCTTATAGACACAGCAGATAATGTGTACTTTATGTTGGTCTTTAAATATAAGGAAATAGATGGAACAGCTTCAGCCAGTATGCAGTACAACGTTACTGACATCTATGCTCGACTAAGAGTTAGAAATATATCTACTGCTGCTGTTAAGATTAAAGGTTACACTGGAGATTTTACAATTACAGAAGCAGCGGGTGGTATAGCGGCTGCTACGAGGATTGAGAATACTGTCTATGGATCGTAAAGCACCTGAACTCTTCATAGAAGGTATGGAGGTAATAATCAAGAGAGACCTTGAGAAACACAAGGTTCTCTTGATTAGAAGTAACCAAGAGCTTCTATCATATAGGAATGCTAGAAGTCATGAAGTTAAAAGAAAAAAGTATTACAAGTCCCTTATTGGTGGTGAAAAATATAATGATGATTCTTTAAGAAGGTCAATGAATGACATTGTTATAAATATAAGACACTTCAGTGATAAAGTTAAGTTGTCTGAAGATGCAATAAAACATCATACTCTAATTGTTGATACTCTTTCAAAACAATTAGATGATCAAAACAAGGGACTTGATGCACTAGCTAAATATCGCAGAGATCATCAAAATGCCGCTAACAATTGATTATGGTAATGAACTAATAAAGATCACATCACCCACTACTAATGTTGATGGACAGGTCTTACATGATTTTATTGAAGACAATATGGCAACCCCCGAGGGTTCATTGTATGCTGATATCATACAACCTGAAGGGAAAATAGAAGACCCTTCTAATCCCGGAGTTTTCTCCCAGATAATTATTATTTTGAACTCTCCTTGGCAGGTTCAATTTTGGGGAGGTAGTGGTTATACAAGAATTTATGGAGCTAAGCTTGTGGGGGGTTTAGCAGATCAACCCATGAAGGCTACAGGAGCAGCTGGAGATATAACTGTACTTGAAAGCCCTGTTGATGGTCTTACTGTAGTTTCTGGTTCAGGGGTAACTGAACAAGATAAGACTGATATTACTGAAGGAGTCTGGGCTGTTCTCACATCTGCTAGTGAAGCCACTGGTACTTTCGGGGAGTTGATGAAAGTTCTGGTTGGTATGAATCAACAGAACTATAGAATACGTGATCAAGTCTATGCTAACTTTGGTACTATCAGAAGGATGACTTCTGCTAAAATTAGATTATATGAGGGCGCTGTTGATACCATAGTTGATCAGAATAATTATAAGCAATACAATTTAACGGCAAATTATAATGGTAGTGGTGATTGCACAGCATACTATGTTGTAGAAGGTGAGATTGAATGGTATGCACCAGTATCAGTACAAGTCTCTATTGGTTCAATTGAATCAGGAGAGTTGTCTGATGTTTATGCAGATGATGGAAATAGAATAGTTGTAGCTGAGACTACTAGTAGTCCTGCATGGATGCTTGATTTTTATTTTACAAGTGTACCTGACTCAGCTTTGCAGTTGACATTCAATGGTCATTACAATGGAAATCCCACACATGATGTGAAACTTTATCAATATAATTATAACACTACTGTCTGGGATGCCGTCACAATTGAGGATAATGATTTTCCAAGTAATGCAGTAGATCAAGATTTAACATTTGAACTGCTATCACCAAATTCAGATTACATAAATGGAGGTGAATTAAGATTAAGAATGAGTCATGATTCACCTGGTAACCCAGTTCACAGAAGTAATATTGATCTATTCAAATTGGATTATTATATTACTACTACAACATCAACAAGTACATCAACAAGTACAACGTCTACAACTACTACTTAGGAGTAACATGGACGGTTTTGAAAAAGCTACAAAAGGTTGGGTTGCTGGAGGAGATATAACTCTTGCAAGTATAGGATTTATATCTTCTATCTCAGTTTTTATTGATGCATTTGCAATGGCTCATATTTGTTTCATAACTATAGCCAGTTATTTTCAAAGTCAGATTGACATGGGAGTAGAATGTGAAAGGTAGGAAAGAATGGCTGTTACATTAAAGACCTCAAAAACCAGAATGTTCTCTACTGTCTTGGATGTAGTAAGACGTGGTAGAATGATCAAGACCGATACATTAAATTTTGTACCTGAGGATGATCCAACCTATGATTATCCCGTTATAGATGATGGTGAGATTGAGGCTTATATACATCATGCAGATGGTATTGTTCTATCATATTTAACACAGATGTATGGAGGCGAAGAAGGACTAAGAACTACTCCTTGGATAACTACACCATATAGATATCCCAAGAATGCAAATAAGAGCAAGCTAATATCTGTTCAATTGAATGAGGTTGAGGACATCTACACTGCATTCTGGACATTGCATTTTGGAGCGGCTACAGGTACAACTACTTCTACAACTACAACTACCCCACCAACACCAAAATATAATCCTCCAGAGTATTATACTATTACATCATCTCTTGAAGGTGCTCAAGGTACTGGAGATACAAATAATGATAGTACCTCGACTAATGGTGAGATAACAGTTGGAGCTAATGCCTGGGATGAACGTGAAGGAGGTTATCAACTAGGGGATGAATTTTATTTCTCAGTAGTTGATGTCTATAGGATTATTAATAAATTGAGTGCAGACCTGGCAGCTGCTGCAGTCTTGATGGAAATGTATTCTGAGGCCATACCAAATGCCAATGAATATGCTACTAGGCTTTATGATGATGCTATGACTGTACTAAAGGAATTAGCTGATCCTGATTCTGGTGTTTCATTGACTGCTACTGTAGATTATGATACTGACTCAACACCAGTTGATTATAATATAAATAAGTTAGGAGAAGATCAGAGTAATTATTTAACTGATAATGACCTTGACGTATAATAGAAATTATAATATATTGAATTAATTATATCCTTGAAAGATAGGGTATGTAAATACTTCACTTATATCTCTGAGAGATGGGATATGACATGGCTACTACAAAAGACCTGATCATTCAGGTACACCGTACATTTTTAGATAACAGAGATAAGATCCCCTTATTAAAAACATTCAAAAAAGGTGTCTTGCCTCCTTTGCCTGTGTTTCCAGCTATGGCAATACTTCCTATACGTGATGACTTCAACTACATGTATTCCGGTGGGAAGTATAGAGTATCAAGAGAGATAGAAATTCAGATTGTTGGAAAGTCTTTGAGGAAAAGAGATGCAAGAGATCAAGTTCAAACTCTGATAGATGGCTGCATAAGAATCATTAGAGATAATCCTACCTTTAATGATTTGTGTTATGACACTTATGCAGAGTCTCAAGATCTTGAAGACCCCATTGAACGTACTGACTCTGTCTTGGAAATTGGTACAATTAAAGTATTATGTTATAGTTTTGAATACAAACCAACAAGGGCTGCTCGCTCTGTTACCCTATATGAATCAAGTGGTACTCATTTATTAAGTCAGATTTATGATAGATTCCACAGTCATAAGTTAGATCCTGATTATCCTTTAAAAGCTTTAAAACAATTTCATGTTCAAACAATGGGTCCAAAGGTTCAATTCCCTGCAGCAATTCTATCAGAGTTGATTGGTGATAGAGAAAGAACAATGGCAGGTATAGACATAGTTAATAGAGAAGTTAGATTAGAGATCTTTACTAAAATGTTAGACAAAGACTTTGCCTTATTCAGTAATCTTGATTTAGCTGAGAATGCTAAAAGAATAATTCAGTTGGATAGTACATTAGGTGGAGCAGTCCAAGATTCAGAAGTAGATAATATATCATATTTTAGATTGCAAGATGATAGTCTTGGTCTATTATATAATACAATAATAACAACGGTCTGTCAGACACAAGAGTATCTGAGAGATGAGGAGGTTATGGATGAAAAAGATCAGAAAAGTTGGTAGGATACAACCACGAGGTTCAGTGGATTTTTATAAAGAAAACCCTGACCTTTTTCATGAATTAAACATTGGTGAAACCATTGAAGTTCCTGATGATGTATTTCCATTACTAAAGGGAGTAGTTGAGACCAGTGAAGTCTCATCTAATTTTACTACTTCATCAGTGAAGCCCAAAGATAAGAAGACTTCAAGGACAAAGAGTCAAAGTCTAGCTTACATCGAAGCCAACCTTAGCAAGGAAGAAAGAGAAAAGAAGGATGGCGAAGATATGGGATTGAATGATAGTTCTAAACTCAACAGAAAAGAAGGATGGCGAAGATATGGGATTGAATGATAGTTCTAAACTCAACAGCAGTCTACCAAAAGAAGACGATGTTGTAATTAAACATGAAGATAAGATAAAGACAGAAGATAAGGTAGAAGACTAAAACAGGTCAAGCCTAATCTCTTAGGAGATTTTAGTGGGAACCCGTGTAACTTGGCAAAACCTGTGGTTTATTGAAGAGACTGCTGATATTGAGTCTAGATGTAGTTTTGATACTACAAATGGAGTAGGTGTTGGTGATGGAGTTTTTAGATTATTAGTTCGGTCAGTTCCTACCTTCAATTATCCCAATCGAATCAAGTATGCACCAAGATCAAGTGGGTTTGCTGAACCATATTCTGGTGATTTAATTGCTAGTACTAATAGCTTATCATCTGTTAGTTTTTCACTTAATCTTGATGCTTACCTATTAAGCCTGTTTGGAAAGATACTGCTGGTAGTTATTATATCTACACAATGAATCCTTATACTTCTCCTATTCCTACTTATTACTTGGCTACTGTTAGACCTACTCCAGATGATGGAGATGTAGTAAATGATGACAGGGCTTCCACTGAGTTATGGGGAGGTCTTGTAACTTCTTTAGGTATCAGTGGAGAAGCTGGTAGTATAATGAACCTGAGTGCAACAGTATCAGGAGCCAGATATAATAGAACAAATATAGTTGGAGAGATTTCAAATACTCCCAGATTAAATTTCAAACTAGGTAAGAATGGAACGATACCTACTTCTGCTTCTTGCTTACGAGAGTCAGCCTATGGAAGCTTTACAACACTGGATGCAAGTATTGGTAATGTCGGCGATGATGATAGTTTCACTGACCCTGACTCTTTGGGTACTGGCTCGGTTGAAATTTCAAATTCAACTGGAAACCTTAATTTTTCTTCTGCTGATGTTTCTTCTTATGCTAACCAAAATATTGCTATCACTTATACTTCTGGTTCAAGAGTGAATGCTTACAATACATTTGATATGACAGTTGCTGATCTACCTGAGGCTTTAAAGTTTCAAGACGTTACAATTTTAATAGATGGAGGACCAGTAAGTTGTCATAGTTTAGCTTTCTCTTCTAGTTGTGGAATAGAACCAAAATATTATGATGAAAGAAATTCTTACGATTTCTTTTTAGGAAAAATAAATTCTTCTTTGACTTTGGATATACCCTTTGGTGATACGAATTATGGCAGTGCTGAAGCCTTCTATAATTATATGGGAGATAATGATCATTACATTCAGATCTATTGGGGTGCTTCAAGCCCAGCTACTGAAAATCAAATAGCTCTAAGATTGAATGGAAAGGTCAAATCTCCAAGCTTTGGTAGTGCAGGAGGAGAGATAACATCTAAGGTTCAATTTGAATTAATGACTAATCAAAGTTATGAAAGTGTGGAGGTAGTTACTGCTTATACCAGCAGTAAACTTGACAGAAGTTAATATGGCTACTTTGGCTTATTGGCAGAATAGACTATTCATTCAACAACTTTATCATGCAGAATCTAGGATGGATTTTGATGATAATGCTACAGGCCTTCAAGGAGGGGGATTGAATGATAGCTTTCTGGGTTTAGCAGGAACCTATCCTGATATCTCAGTACCTTCATTACTTGTTTCTAATCCCAAAACCACTGGATTGTCTGAGTACCATACTGATGATTCAATTCAAAGCATTCAGAATCCTATCACTGTTTCATTCAGTTCTTTAATGGATCCTTATTCATTTACCCTTTATATAAAGGGCTTGATGCAGGGAAATACTATTGAAGCAGGGACTTTTACTACTCAAGGTTATACTGATCCTGATCCATGGTTGTATTATAGTCTATTAAAACCTATGGGTAACTTAAACCCCATTGATACAGATCGAGAGTCATTTGAGTATTGGGGAGCAATACCTTCCAGTGTTACTATCTCAGGTAAACCTGGTGATGTAATGAGGAATAACGTAACCTATTTAGCACTTAGTGCAGATAGGACAAATGTTATTGGAAGAATATCAAATGAACCAAGATTGATTTATAAGGCTGGTGATGGAGGTAACCCACCTTCTAATTTGGATGTGTACAGGGAGTCCTCTTATAATTCTTACACCTTACTTGATAGCTCTCCCACTTTCGTTTCAGACAATTCAAACTTTACTACCCCTAACCACTTGTCAGCAGGTAGTGTAGAAATAGCGAATAGTACTGGGCATTTCAATTTTTCTCAGGCTGATCTTGACAGCTATAGCAACCAGAATATAATTGTATATTACAGTAAGTCTGAAAGATCTGAGTATTATAGTGATAAGAGAGTTGGATTTGCTGGCAATGTTGTTCCTTTTAAATTTCAAGATTTAGTTGCAACCATAAATAGTCAAACAGTTGATCTGACTAAGATAGATATAAATCTTACAAATAATATAAGTGCTAATTACTATGACAGACAAAAGGGGTATAAATGGGTCTTAGGTAAACTGGATGGTACTGTTAATCTTCATATCAACTGGGGAGATTCAGTTGTTGGAGGGGCTGAAGGTATCTATGAATATTTTAAAGAAGACCTACATGCATTACAATTCTATTGGGGTTCTACTACACCAAATTCTGAAGGAGAAGCAGAGTTAACCTTTGATGGAAGGATTAAATCTTTAGCTATCAATGACCATAATGGAGAACTTCATTCAAATGTTGTTTTTGAAGTAGCTAAAGAATTTACTACATTCCAGATAGAAATAGGAATAGATGAGAATAAACTGCAGTCTACTTCTACATCAACTACATCAACCAGTACAACTTCAACCAGTACAACCTCTACATCAACAAGTGTTACTGGGACTTTATCAACCAGTACTACCTCAACCAGTACAACCACAACCAGTACGACTACTACTTCGACAAGTACTTCGACATCTACAACTACTTCGACATCTACAAGTACGACCTCTACAACAACAACACCTCCTAGTTTAGTTGAATCTACAATTGGAGCAGCGGGAGATTATCCAACAATAGCAGCATGGGTTGCAGATAAAGCGGGGGATTTTGTTACAGATGGACAGACGCAGAAAGGTATCTTAATTGATGCTAATTTGAATGTAACATCAACCACTTCAATTACTGGAGCTACAACTAGCCGAGATAATTATTGGTGGTTGACGTCTGATCTCAGTACAAGAAGACATACGGGAGGAGAGGGTACTGGGGCCAGCTTAACGGCATCATCAGATATAGGTGCTGCGGCACTACTTCAATCAGACAATGATGTTAGGATAGATTTCATTGAAATTGATTGTAATAGTAATGCAGAAATAGGGCTGCGTATCCATGGAGGAGATCTCTGGGTATTGATTGATGGAAATATTATACATGGGGCGGGTACCAGCAGTATCCCTATAGTTGGGGGTATAGGCATCACAGTTGAAGACAGTGGCGAGAGTGACATCTGGATTAGAAACAATTCAATCTATGACATTACTGATGTTAATGGTACTGGAGATGCTTATGGAATATACATTGTGGATCCTGGGCATCGTGAATTATTTCTTCATAACAACAGCATCCATGAGATAGGAGATTCGGGGGATGCTAATTGTTATGGTATATATTCAAATGAAGCTGATCTACATGAATGTATTAATAATATTGCAATAGATATTTTAGGAACAGTAACTAGTGAATGCTTTTCTAACTTGGGTCAGGTCTATGCTTCAGGATTAATTTCTTCTGACATCACGGCAATAGGTGCTAACTCAAGAATTAATGAAACTGCGGCACACATTTGGGCTCAACCCCAGAATAGAGATTATCATTTGATGGATGGTTCCTATGCCTTAGAAAATGGTACAGACCTATCAAGTTATTTTACTCATGACTATGAAGAAGATACACGTCCATATAATACAGGTAATTGGGATATAGGTTGTGATGAAGGTACTCCATTTGTAACTAGTACATCTACATCTACTACATCGACATCTACTACAACTACCTCAACTACAACTACCTCAACTAGTACTACGACGACTAGTACGACGACTACGTCTAGCAGTACCTCAACTACAACTACTTCAACCAGTACTACTACGACGTCTACATCGACTACGACAACTAGCACTACGACGACTAGCACTACGACGACTAGCACTACTACTACTTCAACAAGTACTACATCGACTACTACAACACCTTCTTATACAATAGTTGAATCAACCATCGGGGCTGCCGGAGACTATCCTACAGTTGCTGCTTGGATCACAGACAAGGCTGGGGATTTTGTTGGAGACAATGAACAACATAAAGGCATCTTAATTGATAATACAAATTATGATATCACTTCAACAATTACTTTCACTGGAGCCACAACGGATGCTACTAGGAATTGGTGGCTGACCTCTGATCCAAGTGTTAGACATACAGGAGAAGAAGGCACTGGTGCTAGAATAAGAGCCGCTGCTATTATACCAACATTGATTGATATTGAAGATGACTGTATTATAGATTATGTAGAGGTCAATGGTAATACTGATGTATGGCCGAATGCTATTGGAATAACAATTGACTCTCCAAATTATTGTAGAATTGATAGCTGCATAGTTCATAATATTGGGGGTGGAGCGGCGAATGTTGCCATTTGGACAACTGGAAATGGAATTGATGTTGACTTATGGAACAATTTGATTTATGATATAGTGGGAGATGGACTAGGAGGACTTGTTGTAGGTATTTTTATAGCTCCTAATGAGAACCTTATTCAAATATACAATAATACAGTTGATGAAATTGGAGTCTCTGGAGATGATGCTAATGGGATCTCTCTTGATTCCTTTCTTACTTGGGGTTACTGTAGAAATAATATCGTTACTAGGATGACTGGAACTACTACTAATTGTTTCTTTCAAACTGCTGGTTGGACTAATTCTCATAATATATCATCAGATACTACTGCACCTGGTACAGATGCTTTAACAGAAAGATCTATCTTTAATATATGTGCAGATCCAACCAACAGAGACTATCATCTTGTTACTGGTTCTGATGCTTATGAATCAGGATGGGATGGTACTTCATATTTTACTAATGATATAGATGGTGACACAAGACCTTCTGGAATTGCTTGGGATAGAGGAGCCGATGAAGCACTTAGCTTGGCTACATCTACTTCAACTAGTAGTACAACGACAAGTACCACTTCTACTTCTTCTTCAACCAGTACTACTGTGACAGCTACATCTACAAGTACAACGTCAACCAGTACTACATCTACTTCATCTACTACGACGTCAACAAGTACATCTACGTCAACCACTACTACGTCAACCACTACTACATCAACTAGTACGACGACTACGAGTACTACTTCTACGAGTACTACTTCTACTACAACCACTCCTTCTTATACAATAGTAGAATCCACAATAGGAGTTGCAGGTGCTTACACAACGATTGCAGCTTGGGTTGCAGGCCAGGCTGGAGACTTTGTTGCAGATGAGGAAAGACAGAAAGGTATATTAATTGATAATACCAATTATGATCATAGCACTGATGTTGCTTTAACAGGGGCTACCACAGACTCAACTAGAAATTGGTGGTTGACTTCAGACCCCTCAGTAAGACATACAGGTGAAGAGGGAACTGGAGCTAGAATAAGGTCAACTGCTGACAATCAGTATGTGTTAGGTATTCAAGATGATGCTATAATTGAGTTTATAGAATTTAATGCAAATAAGAACGGAACTCAGGCTGGTTTATATGTAGCCAGTGGAGGATTTTGTAAGATAAATAGCTGTATCATTCATGGTATGAGAAGTGGAATAGGTAACAATGGAATCTTGATAACTGGTGCTGGTCAATCAATAGAGATATGGAATAACTTGATCTATGATGTTTCTGATACTGGAACTTCTAATACTCAAAATGGAATCTTTATTGTCACTGGTGCTCAGGAATCTATAAGAATCTATAATAATTCAATTGATGATATAGGTGATTCTGATGATTCTTCTTGTCTGGGGATTAACCTAAATACATTTATTACTACTGGAGAGTGTAGAAATAATATTGTGACTTCGATTCGTGGAACTATCAATAGTTACTGTTATTTTAATCATGCTGGATATCAAAACTCTCATAATGTATCTTCAGATGATACAGCACCTGGTACAGATGCTTTAACTGGCAGAGATGACAATTCTATTATATATGCTGACCATCTCAATAGAGATTATCATTTGGTTGAAGGTACAGATGTACTAAACAATGGCTGGGATGGATCATCTTATTTCACAAATGATTTTGAAGAAGACATTAGACCTTCCCCCCAATATAATAGATTCTATGAACCTCTTTCTTCACATGTGGAAATACCTCATAGCAGTTTGATGTCATTTAGTGATGGTGTAAATGATAAACCTTTTAGTATTAGTGCTTGGATTTATATTAACAGTGGTGAGGCTATTCAGGGGTTCCCAATCCTTGAGAAAGTGGATGAACGAGATGAAGGATGGGAATTTTATGTTTCAACTTCTTTGATTATTTATCTCTATGATCATGATTCTGTTTTTACATATATTGGACGCTATTTTGATGGTATGTCTTCTTATGAAGAAGAATGGATTCATGTTGTTTGCAGATATAATGGTAGTTCAAATGTATCTGGGTTAAGGTTATCTTTGAATAGTGTACCTTTGACAACCGTCCCACTTACTAGTGGAACCTATGAGCATCTTACGACAGAGTCTTCTACAACTGAAATTGGTTTACATGATGGAGGTTTTGGTATCTTTCCTACTGGACGTATAAGAGATGTTAAAGTTTTCTCAGAGGAATTATCACAATCTGCTATAAATCAAGAATATTTAACAGAAGATTATACAACCAACCTAGTTGCTCATTATAAACTACATGATAATGCAGACGATTTCGGATCAAATTCATTACATGGTACAAGTTATAATGTGACATTTCATTCTGCACCTGTTTGGGATAGAGGCTGTGATGAGGGTACACCATTTGTTGCTTCCACTTCAACTAGTACTTCAACTAGTACTTCAACCTCTACTACCTCAACCTCTACTACGACAACTAGTACATCAACCACTACTACATCAACATCAACTAGTACAACAACTACACTCATTCCTGGAGATCCTGAGTGGATTGAAAGATTTGAAAATGCATCCGGTTATGATAATCCAACAGACTGGACTGAAGAAAATTCACCTGATCCTAATTATCCAACTTCAAGTGTATCAGGGGCTCCAGCAGATTGGGGTAATGAATGCTTTAAAACAACACCTACAGCTGAATATGGAGTAGGAGATGTCTTTGGTTCAAAGGAATCTGATACTTGGTTGAAGTTTGAATTTATCATAGAAAGTGAATTACTATCTAATAGCACCTCTGATAGGATTTGTTTAGTTATATCAGAGGATGGTGAAGTAGCAGAGTTCTATATTTATAAAGATGGAAGTGGGAACTTACAGATACGAGCAATAATACATCATGGAGACCCCCCAATACCTTATGGATATTATTACAGTCTAACTTCTCAATACTTATCTTTAGACACTCCATACAGGATTGAGTTTAAATACAACTGGACTAACAAGAAATGGGCCTGGAGATTAGATGGAATCAATCAACCAAATGATAATGACTCATCAGCTCCTATAACTTTAGAGGGGACAATTGAACCGGATTACGCAGATTCTGCGGGTGTTAGACACCTAAGGGTAGGAGGTAATACTGAATCAACAACTTATTGGGATAACATAGGTGGAGATACAAGAGGTTGGATTGGAGATAGTGGAACTGGAACTACAACAAGTACCTCTACAACAAGTACAAGTACATCGTCTACTACAACAAGTACAACAACAACTTCTACCAGTACCACGTCCACCACAACTACTGGACCTTCAGAGTCAATAGTTGACCCTGATGATGGAGGAGGGACAGACTATACTTCACTATCCATTTGGGAATCTAATGAGCAAGGACCTTTAACTCAGGTAGCTTTAGCCACTTGTCGTTGTACTGGTGGTACTGCTGATACATCTACAGTAGTTTTAGAAAGTTGGACTACCAGCTCTGATCATTATGTTAAGATTTGGACTGATCCTTCAGAATCATACAGACATAATGGAGCTTGGAGTACTGGAAATAAATATAGATTAGAAGTTCAAAGTGGATCTGGAAGTTGCATTCACTCAGTTGATGCATTTCATTTAAGACTCGAAGGATTACAGATGGAAGCTGAAGATGATGGAAGCAACCCAACCAGAGGATTTACAATATCTGAATCTGGAAGTAATGATGTTGAATATTATATAAGTCATAATATTTTTAAGAAGCCCAGTGGGTCTTTAACTGCTCAAGAAGCTGACTTAATTTCAATACAGGTTGGTGGAGGAAGCGTAGGCTCTGGTTCAGTGGCTTATATCTGGAATAATATTGTATATCATACTAATGCAACTAACAGCAGTGGTATACTATCTGCAGATGAGTTCCCTGATGCTTTCATATATAATAATACAGTATATGATGCTTACTATGGTATAGTTGTATGGGAGAGTACTACTATAAAGAATAATTTAGTACAGAGTTCTTCAGATTCAGACTATGTTGAGAATACTTCTCCAAGTGGTACTAATAATTTAGACCAAGATGGCTCAGCTCCTGCATCTAATCCTATTAATAATAAAAATGTTGATTTTCTGGATGAAACGGGGTTGGATTTTAGATTGTATTACACAGATGATGATGCTAAAGAAGCTGGAGCTAATCTTGGCTCAGATAATGATTTACCATTTAGTGATGACATTGTTGGTAATTCAAGGCCCACAGATACTGACTGGGATTGTGGAGCTTCTGAAGCAATAAGTAGTTACACAACGACATCAACAAGTACAAGTACAACAAGTACAACGACGACAACTATTTGATTGACCGAGAGGTGTAAATTGTTTATATTAACTTATAACCCTTAAATAACTGGAGGTAATTATGGCTACAAGAACGCTGTGGCAGGATAAATACGCCATAGAGCAGACGGCTACTCTTATTGCTAAACCGGATTTTGATCCGGCTGGTGCTATTGGGATCGAGGGTACAGGGGCAGCGAATGGGGTTTTCCTCAATCCTACTACTGACCATCCTCATCTGAATCCTAGTTCTGCTATCAATGAACAGGAACTCGCGATTGGTTTGTCACAAAGACACCATCTTGAGTACAACACCACGACAGCTGAACCAAACAGCGTCACATTAAATATGCAAATGAATGCTTATAACCTTTCCCTTTTTATCTGGCTATTATTTCAATCAGCAGCAGGTGAAGGTGCAGATGGTTCTAATACTATCATGTCTGCAATACCATACACAGAGGCTGATTACGAAATCTATTGTTCCATCTCTCGTTTGTTAGGTGGAGTATCTGGAGATGCTGATACAGTATCACAGTACATGGTTGGATGTATTTGTAGTTCTTTTACAATTACAGGAGAGTCTGGTGGTATTATGCAACTCTCAGCAGAGATGATGGGAGCTAACTGGGCAATAGCTAATAATGATTTAGGAACAGAAACATGGGCTTCTTTGGCATTCTCTGATAAGGCTCCATTGAAATTCCAGGACATGAGCTTCCAATTGGATGGTGAAGTTGTTGACATTCCTTCTATTTCATTGACAGTTAATGCTAATGTCACACCACAATTCTACAACAATGATACTATCCAAAAATTTGTACTGGGTCGTATGGCTGTTGAAGGAAACTTCGGAGTCCCCTTTGGTACTGCATCTGGACAGGATGAATCTCAGCAGATTCTTGACTTTCAAAATGGAATTGATAAGCGAGTCCATGGTTGGTGGGGAGATTCAGATGGCGCTGCTGATAATGCTGTTGCTTTTGTCACTAATGCCAGGTACACAGAAACTGAAATGGCAGATGCAGAAGGTGAAATAGTTACCAACTGTACATTTGCAGGAGTATATGATGCAGATGGAAACAATGCAATTGAAATGTATGCTGGCTATGCAACTGCTGATTTGGTACGTGGAGCACCAGCAGCCACAACAACATCTACATCTACATCATCTACATAATTAATTAGAATCTAACCTAAAGGAGGTACCAAATGATTACTGCAGTCGAACGTAGAACTGTTCCTTTTGTACTTGAGGAAGACCGTGCAAGTACACCCAAAGAGCAATCCATTTTTTGGATTATGCCCAAAAGAAGCCATGAAGCTAACATAACATTGTCACGTTATGGTGGAACTTCAAAGGATGGAAGACAAGGCTTCAGGGACTTCAATGTTAAAAAGCTGGACACAGCAGACATTGATGAATTTGTCTCATTGGTTGAAAAAGTTGAGAGATATCAATTAGCATCAGACAGTGATTTCTATGGGCAATTCAAAGATGGAGTCATTGCTGAAACTATTGATAAAATGATTTTGACTGAAGTAGCAAGGTCTATGAGTTCTGCTCATCTAACTGAAATTTTTGATGCAGCAGGTGATACTCATAAATTGGAACAGGGACGTTGGGTTGGTGATCAACCACCTATAAATCTTCAAGAAAAATTGGAGAAATAATGAGACTATCAATAACTGGTAGTTTTAGTCTAGAGGGGCAGTGGACTGAGCCTACGGAGGAGCCCCTTAAGACTTCTATTAAGTATCAGTTGTTGACATATAGTCAAGTTATTAAATATCGTAACAGGTTACTTTCTCCAGCTGATTTAGGTACAAATGTTCATGCTATATATAATTGTATATATAATGGAAAACAGTTTGTAGAATTAGATAAGGAGAGTGTTCATGATTTTTTACTTATTATGGACACAAGCCTTTATAATTCTTTGATTGAAGAGATGCTAAGAGATTCTATGTTATCAGTTGAAGAGTATAGGAAACTTGAGTTCATTGTCTACTACTTAAATTGGAAAGCTGATGAACATAGTAGAAGAACAAGTTATGATTGCAATGCATGTAGGAAATATAATTTTCTAAAAACCAGATATTGTTATCTTGAAGAAACTTCATTCAAATTACCTGATCTTATTGTTACAGAGGAACCTGAGACAGGTGAAAAGATTCTAGATAAGGAAAGAGAACTGAATGATAAAGACACTACAGAATCTGAATTGTTTGAAGTACTTAATGAGTTATCACTGATCCATAAAAATATGTCTGCCTTTGAGATTTTTATAATGTACTTTGGTAGTATGATGGAGAATGGTGTTAAAATTGAACTATGTCCTGAGGCCCTCAAAATACATTCAGAAAATCTTGCCGAGATGTTTGAGATGGAATCTAGATGTCATGAGTATCATGTCTTTCCATTTGAAGGTGGGCAATTTGATCAGACAGCTTTGTTGATTGAAGCTTTTGATGCAATAAGGTCTGGTAGAAATACATTCCATTCTAAAAAGATGGAAGAAGTAACAAGAAAGAATGCTAGCTAATGGCTTTTAAAGTTCCTAATGTCATAGCACCAAATACTAAGAAAAAGACTGTTGAGTTAGCCTTAGGTGGTAAGTCAATAACAACAGGAATGACAATTTTCTTTAAGGAGTTTAAAGACACTATTGAGAAGGTTGCTAAGGTCTCTAGAGATATGAAACCTATTTGGAGGGTAGTACAAAAAGAAGTGATGGCTGGAATTGACGAAATCTTTGAGAAGGAAGGATCACTACAAGAGGGTGATTGGCCTAAACTAAAAGAAAGATATGCTAAGAAGAAGAAAGAGGCAGTAGGGGACAGAGGGATATTAGTTTATTCAGGTGTTATGCAAGCCTCAATTCAAGTTGAAAGGATGACTAGTAATAGTTTAAAGATTACTGCTAAAGATCCAAAGGCTCCTTTACATCATTTTGGTGGAAAAATACCTGGCGGAAAAGGTACTATGCCAAGAAGACCTTTTATGTATATGACAGATGATACACAGAAAAGAATAATTGAGGCCTTGAGTACTACATATACAATGGCTATGAACAATAAAAACAATCCTAGACCTAAAGAAGTATGGAGTCAAACAGCAAGAAAAATTAAAGGAAGATAAAAATGGGAGCTGATGTAACTAAAAAACTTGAGATCATTATCTCCAGTAAAGCTGACATGACTAATGCCCTTAAGAGTATTAAAGCTTTTCAGAAACTAGGTGAGAGAGTTACTGAGTTAGAGAAGAAACTTGGGAAGGCTAATCAAAGACTAGGAGGGTTCAAAAGACAAAGTCAGATAACCAGAGACAAGATAAAGGCCCTTGAACAAGGGACTACTGCTCAAGCTAAAGCCTTTGAGAAAGCAGCTAGAGCAGCCGAGAAAGAATCTAGAGCACTTCAGAAAACCCAGAAGGTTACAGATAAGACCGCTAAGTCTACTAAGAAACATAGAACTGAAGTAGATAAATTAGGTAGATCATATAAGAGAACAGAGAAAGCTGCTAAAGGGTATGACAATACACATGGCAAGATAAGAGGTCACACTGAAGGATTGAGAAGAGCTATTGGAGCTTTACGTAATCAGATCTTACTTTTTGTCTTTGCATTAAGAGCAGTTATTAATGTAATTACTTCATCTGTTGAAGCTTCAAATCAATTAGAATCTTCAATGGTTGGACTTAGGGCTGTAACAGAAAAGACTGGTACTTCATTTCATGATGCTCAGATGTTCATGCAGGAGTTTACTGAAAAAGGTCTGATCTCAGTAGCAGATACAGCAGCTGGTTTAAAGAATTTACTGGCTGCAGGTTTTGGTATGCCTGATGCAATAAAATTAATGAGAACACTTGGTGATGCTGCTGCATTTAATAGGCAGGGTACACTTGAGTATGGTCAAGCAATTGTCGGAGCTACTCAAGGTATCAAGAATCAAAACTCAATCATGACTGATAATGCTGGTATCACAAAGAACCTTAATATAATGTATAAGGAATATGCAGCCACCTTGGGTAAAGGAGCTATGTCTTTAAGTGAAGTTGAAAAGAATCAAGCCATTCTTAATGGGTTCTTGAAAGAAGGAGCATTGTTTACTGGCAACATGGCTAAGTTAACTGATACATACATGGGTAAGACTCAAAAATTATCTCAGAGTATATTCAAAGCCAAAGCGGCCTTTGGTGATTTAATAAAATCAGGACTAAAACCTTTTGTTGCTGAGATAGAAAAAGTTGTTGCAATCGTCGCTGATTGGATAAAACAAAATGAGATTCTTATCAAATCTGAAATCAAGGTTTTCTTAGAAGCCATTGTCACTAGTCTTAAGGTAGTGTGGAGTGTATTAGCAGGAGTCAATGATGCCTTCAAGACTATGGGATTAACTATGAAAGATGTACTTGTCACTTTTGCCTTATTCAAGGGTACTACATTCATCATAACTAAATTAGGTGTTGCTGTTGCAGCATTAGGTAAGGCACTCTTCTTTATATGGGGTCTATTTTTTGGTGGAACCACAGTAATAGTACGGGCTACTAAAGCTTTACAAAAAATTGGTATAGTTATTAGAACAGTTACTATGGCTATGAGAGTTGGTGTTCCTGCTTTAGTAGCATTAAAAGCTGGAATGATTGCACTTACTGGTCCAATAGGAGTCGTAATTGCATTAGTTTCACTTGCTGCTGCAGCTTGGGCTTATTTTTCACTACAGGCAAAGCAAGCTGCCAAAGTTTCAACAGAGACCGCAGAGGCACAAAAACAGCAAGCCCGAGAATCAATAAAATCAAGTTATGATCTATCTCAATCAATGATTGCTAAATATACTCAACAACTTGAGAATGTTAAACTGACTAAAATAGAGATAGAAGTTTTAAAGGAAAAGCTTTCAATAGAAGAAGGACTCTTTATATTTGCTAGAAGAGCTGAAGCTGTTGAACAAGCCCGTGAAAGATTAAAACCAGAAGGTAGAGATACAGCAGCAAGTGAGGTAATAGCATTTAAGAAAGTAGAAGAGGCCAGATTTAAAAGTAAAAAAGACCTTGAGGGGATGCTTAAAATACAAGAAGCTAGGGTTGAAGAAGAAAAGAAATTGGTTGTTGGGTATGAAGAGGAAACGAGGGCACTTCAACAACAAAATAGAATAGACTCTCAGAGATTTACAACTGCAGTAGGGATGGGTAATTTATCTGATAAGCAATTAGCTAAATTTAGTGCACAGAGAAAGGTACAGAAGAAAGCAGGAGAAGATGATCTAGACGAACGAAAGAGGTGGCTTGCAGACCAGAATGAATCATTAAATGTTCATCAGGCACTATTACTGGCTTTAAGAATGATGTTGGGTATTGAAGAAGATATAGTGGATACAACAAAAAAACAAAATGATGCAAAAGCAAAATCACTATCAGGGTTGTTGTCTTTAATTGCAAGATTAGAGGGAGAAGCAGCTAAAATAGGAATTGAAGGTATTGGTTTAGAACTTGTGAATTTTAAGGCTAAGATAGCTGGGCTAGAAGTTCAGTATGATAAGTGGGCTGCCTCAGGATTAAAGATTGAAAAACATCTTAAAAGGTTAAGAGAACTACTTGATGACTTGATTGACCGTGGACCACTGGGCATCCTGAAGGATACATTTCAAGAACTACAAGATAAGATCGCTGCTCTTGGGATGACTCCATTGGAAGCTAAGTTCAATAAAATAGCTACAGAGGCTGAAAAGGCTGGAAGAGCTTTAGACGATTTTTGGAATGGACTAAGTCTAGATGATTTACTGAAACCTGGAATGTTAGAGTTCCTTACAAAAGTAGAAGGAGCAATTGAGAATTTTGCTAATGAACAAAGAAAGATACTTACAGAAGAGACCACAAAGAAATGGGCAGATAAATCTGCTGACTCAGTAAAGAAGCTTTCAGATACATTTGTTGACTTAGCATCTGATAGAATACAGGGACCAATTGCTGGGGGTTTATTTGGAGCAGGAGATAAAGGAGCAATGGATCGCATCAAGACTCAAATAGATCATGCACAGAGATTGCTTGTGATTCAAAGGGAATTTGAAGATAGACAGAGAGCTATTGAAGCAACAAAGGGAGAAGGACCAAAGGAGGAATTAAGAGTAGCTGAAGAAATAGCCAAAGCCCGAATGGATCTTGATACTCAAATCACTATGTCTGCAGCAATTGCGGCTGAAGAGAGAATGGCAATAGTTGCTAATGAGTGGACGCAGCGTCTTGATATGATGGAGCAATTTGTAGGAGGTTGGCAGAATCTAGGTGGAGTACTTGCAGACGTCTTCATCGGTCAAAGTAATGAGATGGAAACTCAGATTGATAGACAAAGAGATTTAATGAACAGAGGAAAAATAGATCAAAGAGAGTTTGAGGATAGAAAAGCACAAATAGAAAAAGCAGCTCAGTTAGATAGAGAACAAGCAGCGGCCAAGTTT